AGCAAATTTCATCGACAGGTGCTTTTTTGTCATAGACGTCTTCAGAATAAACTACCAGCTGGTTGTCGGTTGTTTTTATGGCCAAACCAGCGTCAATGCAAAGCCCCTTCAAAAACACCAAGTCCGGGACCTCTATTTGATCCTTGCGCTCGTAGAAAGGATCATTCGCAGCGTCCCAAAAAAGGGAAAGCCCGTGTTTGCTGGAAATTTCGCCGGCAATCACTGACAGCGAAACAGCCTCCCATGCCTTTGTTTCTTTGCGTCGTTTGGCCGCAGATGACACCGGAGTAGAGACAGCCTTTATTGTTGCCACCGTAGGGGGTCCGAAGCACTCAATTTCGTCCACTTGGAAGGTCCCACAGGGCAAGACCTTTACGTCGTTTGGGCCATCCCAGTTAATCGAGGTCATGGAGACGCTTATCGAGTCTCCCCTTGTGGGGAACCAATCCCCCCGCCAAAGCCCCTGGCGATCCTCAAGAGTAAGGGATATATCGTCGTCTTTGCCATGAGCATTGTCGGTATATGTAAAATCAATCAAATAAGGGCTGATATCTTTGGAGATATCAGCCCCCTGATAAATAACATTCAAAAACACTCGACGTGATACCTGCGTCGACATGGCGCTACCTCTTCCAGGGCGGCAAACTGCGGACCGTCGGCGCGGCGACTTCTGGGATGTTAAGCATGACCCCCCCCGAGAAGATGGTCGTCTCCCGGTGCGCCGGGTTGGCGTCGATCAGCATCGTCATCAGGTGCTCGCCGCCATAGCTAGGATAAACGCGGCGGGCAATGGAATCCCACATATCGCCGAGGTTGGTTCTGTAGGTTTTCATTATGCCATCCCCCATGAAACACGAGCGAACCGCTCCTGCTCATCGCGAAGCACTCTGCGGATTACTTCTTCTAGGTTTTTTGCCGTGCCGTTATCGGCGCCCCCGGAAATATTGATAGTTATCTGTGGGCTGAACGTTGCTATGTTGCTGACGGCTGCCCCGCCAAAATCGACACCCATCATTTCTCCTGCTGCCTTCCAGAGGGGAATACCGAGTCGCGGCTTGTCCACTGGAGTAACCACCTCTCGGTTTCCACCCTCGCCCATCAACGCAATAGTCGGCCTCGAAATTACGCCACCTCCGGCGAAGGCTCCGAAATCAGGCATTTTGGCGCCAATCGCAGAAGCATCGGCATTAACCTTAGCCGCGACATCAGCATCTATTTTTTGGACATCGCTGGAAAAAATAGACCTGAACTTTGCCCACAACCCTTGTAGGCGGGCAATACCTTTGCCTATCACGCCAAAGGCCAAGGTAAAGGGGGCCATGAGGATGTCACCCAAACCCGCAAGGGCCCCGGAAATGAAACCGGGGAATCCTGGAAAAAGAGCCTTCAGCCACTCCCACCCCTTTGATATGCTCCCCAGAAGCCGTTCCCAGGCAGCAGTCACCCCAGCACAGACCTTGTCCCAATTCCTCCAAAGCACATAGGCCCCCGCGGCCAACGCCGCCACAGCCGCAATGACGAGTCCTATCGGATTGGCGTTGAGGGCCGCGTTGAGGAGCCATTGCGCTGCTGTCCACGCTTTCGTCACCGCAGCAATCGCCAGCTGTTTCCCGTGGTACAGAATCAACCTGCCGACATTCAACAATGAGGCTCCAGCCTTCATCGCCAGGTTTATTCCCCCTTGAGCTACCGTCCAGACTCTGGTTTTTGCTGCAGCAAAGGCAGACGCTTTACCTGCCAAAAGAGTAGATGCTCGAACGGAATCAACGATTACCCTAGCATGCTGAAAGGGGAGTTTGGCCGCTACCCATGCAAACCTTCCAGCAGTGATGCCGACCTTGTAGGCCCCTAATGCGGCAACGCCACCCACAAGGGTTTTGGTTACAAGGGGAAACCTTTGGGCCAATGTCGACAAACCACCCGCGAAAGAGGCAAGTGTTTCGACCCCCCCGGCGAAAGCGGGGAGCAGCGCGTCGCCCACATCAATCATCAGCGCCTCGGTTGCTGATGCAAGGCGCTTCATCGCCCCCTGGGACGTGTTGTTCATCGTGCGCGCCATGTCCGCGGCAGCTCCCGAAGAGGCATAAAGCTCCCTGGTCAGAGAATCAAGTTCGCCCGAGCTCGCGGCCTCCATCATGGCGAGCATGCCGGAGGCCGCTTCAGTCCCGAATATCTCGGCGAAATACTTCAGCTTCTCCGCCGATCCCAGTCCGGCCATTTGGCGCGACAAATCAGCCATAAGATCCGGAATCTCTCTCATGTTGCCTTCGGTGTCCTTGGCCTGGATCCCTAGCGCTTCCAAGGCATCCGCCACGGCTTTGGGTTCGCTCGAAAGCCGAATCAGCGCCGCCCGCAGGGCAGTGCCGGCCTGAGACCCTTTTATGCCCGCATTGCTCATGACGCCAAGCATTGCAGCGGCCTTCTCTAGAGGCATATTCAGCCCGGCTGCGATAGGTGCCACATATTTCATGGACTCGCCCATATCTATAATACTCGAGTTCGAGGCCGAGGCCGCTCTTGCCAGGACATCCGCGACGCGCCCCGACTTGTCTGCGGAAAGTCCCATTCCCCGCAAAACACTGGCTGCGATATCCGCCGCCTGAGCGAGGCCCATTCCCTCGGCGGCAGCCATGTTCAACAGTCCAGGCATGGCCGAGACGATTTCGTTCGTCTTAAACCCAGACCTAGCGAGCAATTCCTGGCCCAATGCCGCCTCAGAAGCGCTGAATTGAGTCTCGCGCCCCAGCGCTCTGGCCTGATCGACAAGGAGGGCCATCTCCTGTTCCGCCGCTCCAGAAACAGCCTGGACCTTAGCCATCGCCTGCTCAAAATCAGCAGCAGCCTTAATCGGCGCTCTCATGGCAAGTACAATCCCAGCTGATGCCATCATGGATCCTCGCATGTTGGCCAGCTGGGCCTTGGATGCGTCGAGCGCCCCCCTTGATCTCTGGAGGCGTTCCTGAGCCACCTGGAGTTGCTCTGTTTCCCGGGCAAGACGGGCTTGCTCCGCAGAGAAATTCTTCGTGCTCACTCCGGCTTCCGTCAGAGTCGTGCGAAGTCGACCCAACTCTTTGCGTTGACCAGAGAGCTTTTCTTGCAACTTGTGAGCCTCCTGGTGCGCTGCGGTAAAGGCTTTCCGCATCGACGCGGAGGGGCTTGCGGTATTCCGCATTTCCTCTCCGAGTCGTCTCACCCGCTCTCTTGCGGCGTCCAGCTTTCCGGAGGTCTCTCCCATTCGGCTTTGAAGCTTCTGGAAGCTTTGAATCGCCGACTGGTTCTTCCCGAGCGCCTGTGTTTGAGCGTGCAATTTCCCCATGGCGTCAGTTGCCGACACCACAGCGCCTTTAAACGCGCTACTAAGCGCCGCGCCGATGACAAATGAAATTTGATATTGATTCGCCATGGGATCACCTCTCTTTTTGCGCTTTATACAACAATTCCTGCTCCTGCCGCACGACCTCACACCACTCCGGCAGATCTACCACAGGGAGCGCCAGCCAGTGATCGGCTGGCGTTCCCGTGTCTGCACGGGCAAGACGGATGGCTAGTCGCCTCAGGATTCTGCCTGGGGATTCGATCTTGCCTCTTTTTCGCTCTCCTCTGGGTCGGGAAAGTCCGACCCCATTAAAAAAAGTTGCACAGCACTCACGATCTTGTTGAAGTCCCTCGCTGGAAGAGCTTCCAGCACCTCAACCGGCATTTTGGCCGCCCTGGCGGCTACTCTCGCTTGGAACACCTTGCTATAGTCGGCCATGAGGGCAAATTTACCCTCGGCATTCATCTGGGTTTCGACTTCGATCAGATCCCATCCAGTCAGTTCATCCATCTTTAGATCGAGCGCCACCATATCGGCTCCCTTGTGTTTCAACGGTTTGCTAAGTGTGATTTTCATGTTTTACCCCTTCCCAAGGGCTTTGCGAACTTCAGCAAGGTAGTCAATCCCATCGACGACAAAGATGTAGTTGAATTTATCTAGCTCGATCCGCTTGGTTCCATCACGCTCAACAAGCAGATAATGCAATTCGAATTCGCTTGCCGAATCCCCAGCCTCTCCTGCTGAAAACTTACCCATATCGAACCCCTTGGGTACAGCCTTGCAGTACAGATGAATCTGCCGAACCGCATACTGCCCCGTTCCGGCGTCATAGTCCTGAATGGCGCCATAAAGGTCTAGGTTGTGTGCTTTTGGAGCCAAGAGCTTCACGGCGCTGTCTGTAACGTTCCTCCAATTTAGCGATAGAGAGATTGAGCCAAAATGACCCAATACGACAGAATCAAACTCGCCGGCGATGCCAGCCCCTTTGACCGTTTCCGTCATATACTCCAGATTTGGAATTGTTGCCTCAGCTACTCCAAGCAGGTCTTCTCCGTCCAGATAGACGGAGAAGTTGATATTCTTCTCAGGCACAACATTCATCTTTTTCCCCCCTTTGCCTACTCAAAAAGCGTATTGAAATAACTCGGGTCGAATTCGAGAATGGCCCAAATCTCTTTTGCCGGAGGCGGGGGGGTGATGTAGACATGGAAACGGAGAATTCCATCAATGAGATCCGTTAGGGGGTTCTCATCCTCGAGGAACTCAACGCGTCCCCCGAGAATAAACTCCCTGGCGGCCAGCCCGTTCAGGCGGACGTTGTAGGAGTTGACGATCGTCTTGACGAGCCTCCTTGTGATCGGCTTGTCTACCATTTGCCAGAAGGTCAGGATAAACTCGTTCCCGATCCAATGGAACATGCGTCGGATCGGGATAAAGCTGTCCTTAGGATCGGTTACGCTTGGGTAGACCGCCTCTCGGTTTCCCCAAGCTCTCCAGCCACCGATAAAGTTTAGTCCGGTGACGATACCCTGGCCATTCAAATAACTCGCCTGATCGGGCCCGAGGATGATCTCTTGCCCGCCGGCGTTGACGAGCGCGTCCATTTGCAGCCCCTTGTTTGACGGACTTTCGTAAGGCACATCCTCATTGCTTGCGTCCACTCGATTCATCAGCGCAACAAGCTGGGTCGAAAGGTGAAAAACATCGTCGCCGAGCTTGGGCTTGCCCCAACAAACAATCTGATTCGGCAACACGTAATTGTTCTGCTCTTTCCATTGGGGCGCCCCCGTATATTTCGCCGCCCCCTCCTCGCCTGACGGAATATCCACCACCGATTCATTCGTGAAATGACCGTTGATATTGCTCATCTTAGCGGCCATTACGGCCGCTACGGGCGGGCTTTCGGAGAACTTCGGCGCTGCGAGAAGTCCCGGGATCAATCGAAACCGGGGAAAAATCTCGTTGACCAGCTCCAGCCCTTCATAGTCTCCGGTGGTAATGTTGACGCCGCCGATGATGTCGGATTCGTCGACCGCCTCTGGATCGAGCTTCGTCACCTTCGCCTTCACCTTTGTGGCGGAAGTGAACATTCCTCCGGAGATCACGCTCAAAATCGCCTCGCCGCTGCGGTTGTAGGCGAGAGAATAGTCCTCCCCCGCTACGGCGTCCGGATCCTCGGCATCGCCGGAAATATTGAGCACCGTCACGAAGTCGAGCGGCACGTCCTTCCCGAGATTGACAGCTCCGTCCACGAGGTCGTATTCCACCGCCTCTGTTCCGCCCGTCTTGTGTTCGGATGGGTCCAGCACGTTGATCAGAACTACCGGAGCAACGTTGAAGAGCGCGAACTGGGAATAAATCGCCTCGCAAAGCGTGTAACGGCCAAACTCACGGTTGAAACCAAACAACGCCACCGCTTCCTGGTAGGAATAGCAAAGCCGCGGCTTGTTCACATTCAACATCGCGTCGGGGTCGCTTCCCAGGTGGAGTGGGGCTGTCCCCACAAAAACCGGCAACCCTGCCTCCGTCCGAACAGGGGGTAAAAGGGAGCTGGGCACCTCGGATTTATAAACACCATGCCTGTAGGCCAACTATCTCACCCCCAGCTTCTGTTTCGCGATAGAAAAGAGCCTAGCCTCATTGCTGCCCGGCTCTTTCAGCTTCTTCTGCACTTCCATGACTCTGTCCACGGGGACGAAGAGCTGCTTCACCTCCGGCGTTTCGTTGAAAACATCCTCCAGGTACGGCGGGTACCCCCCCTTGAACACCTGGCCGCTCAACAGCCGGCCTCCAGGGAGGTTCGGGCCCACGTAAATAAGCCTTTCGATTTTGCTCACGGCCTCATCTCCTCTTACGGATCGCGCCTTGTTAGTGGCGCTTGTCTTTCGTGTATTCGCCATCGCGCCAGTCCCCTCCTTTCACGTTCGGGATTCTCTCGGCGATGCGCCCCATCTCCCACGTCGTTTCCATACCCGCGAAAAACACCGGCCACGGCTGCTCGTCGAATATGTGCCAGTTCAACGGCATTTCCAACCTGTACTTCATCTCCAGATAGCGGTCCGTCATCAGGTTCAGGCGGACGGCCTCGATGATGTTCATGGCGTCGCGATATCCCTGACAGTCCGCGGAGTCGTCGTAAACCCCGACCAGCAGGCGCACCTTGACGCGCGTCGCATCCGCTCCCTGGGAGTCTCTTTCCGTCCCCTCGTCCACCTTAACCAGGACGCAAGGAAAGTTGCTTTCGAGGTCGGACTCGCCGTACGACATGGAGTCGCCGAACACCAGCGGGCCGTCCTCCCCCTCGGACTGTGCGGCCTGTGGAAGAGGCAGAAACTGCGTGAAGACGCGCACCCCTTTGCGGGCGCCGCCCTTCGAAGGGAGCGTCCAGCCGTCAAAAAGGCCACGCATGCGCTTCGCCAGAGCGTCCTGCAATAGAAGCGCAATCATCGCTTGAACACCCCCAACAGACGAAGAATCTCGTGGTCAAGTCGCCTGGCAAATCTCTCGGAGGCCCCGTGTTCCGCTTCCTTTAAGGTTTTTTCGTTCTTCAGCAGCTGTGGCACTGACGGAGAAATGATCGGCTTCAGCCCGCTTCCGTCGCGGATGAACGGCTTCCCGCGCACGAAAAAAGCCCCTCGAAGGGGCTTCATCCCGTCTCTTTTGACCGCGCCCTTCAGCTCCCTGCGTCGTCCCGGAGTCGGAGCGGTAGGCGTCAGCTTGTACTCGGAAATGGACTTGCGTCGACCGGAGGCGTTGATCACGGACATCAGCTTCGCCGCTCCGGCTCGCTTGAGCTTTAGACTCTTTCGAACCTCGGAGGCTTTAACGTGATACCGCCCCGTCGTCCCTCGAACGGCGTCGGTTATAAATCCCTCAGAAGCGCGGTTCAGCGCAGAAGAGACTGCCTTCGAAAACCCATTGTCGATTCCGGCGAGCGCCGCACGGGCCCGCTCTACCTTCGCTCCGTCGATCGTGATCATGAGTCGTTCGCTTCCAGTTCAACTCGCAGCGCGGCCCCGCCTATCGGGCGCGCCTCGTCGACAGTGTACAGCCTGCCGTCGAGCTTCATCTTCTGGCCTCGCTTCGGCACGCCCACCACATCGGCGGCGCGCAAAAAGAGAACGCCCCGGTTGAGGTGAACTCCCTCGGGGCGTTCTCTTTTTCTGTCCGATACGTTTTGATCCATCATGCGCTTATCCGCGCAAAAGACGCATAAGATGCGCTTACCGTTTACGTCGTGCCAGTCGGCGAACTCGTCCTCGCTAAACCACGCGGCGCCGCTTTCCACGTCCTTTTTTACCTGTTCCTTGAACGTCGGCATCGGCATCACCCGCGCTTTCGGAAGCCGGAGCGGGTGCGGGCTCCGGTTTTACCGGCTCCGGAGGAGCGACGGGCTTGACGTACTTCGCCTGCCCGGTCTCCACCAGCCAGCGCTCCTCTTTGGCGTCAAGAGAGACCGTATCGCCGAATCCGGCGTCACCGACGAAGGTTCGTTCTCTCGTGATGCGAATCATGATTATACGACCTTCAGCACCCGGAATGCGTCGACCTGGTGCGGCACCGGGAGCGGGCGGCTTACCATCTGCACCCAGCGGATGGACGGGTCGTCCTCCACCCAGGAGCGGGGAACGCGGTCGCCGACATGGGTAACGATAGAGCCCGTCCTCCTGTCCGCTTCGGTCCAAGCCCCGTACATCAGGCTTGTCCTTGCCGCAGGATTCCCCAGAAGAACGAGATTGTCGTCAATCATCGGTTTTTCCGTTCCCGTGGCCTCGTCCAGATACCACTCGTCGTAGGAGTACACATACAGCCCTGTATCGCGCATATAGCCCCAGTAGATCACGCCCATCGTTTCAAGCGTAGCCACGGGGAGTTGAGGCTCAATTTCCGTCAGAAGGATTTTGTTTTTGTCCGAGAACGCCGCCACCTCAGCGTTGACAAGGAAGGCCTCAAGGGCCGTCTTGCCCATGATCGCCGTATTCGGGGCTATCCCACAGGATTGCACCATTGCCCGCCGCGTCTCTCGGAGCTTGGTCAGGGCCTTGCCCGTAGAAGCCGTCCACTTGTCAGCCGCTTCGAGCGTTGTGATGGTCAGGGGGTATTCGACAACCTCATCCACACCGTCGCCCTTCTGCGGGACCTGCCCCTCGGTCAGCGCCTTCACGCACATCCATTCCTCGCGGCGCGTGATCGCCTGATCGAGGTACAGAAGATCCTCGATGTACAGCTTGGCCGCGCGCTCGTCCGGCCCCATGCCACTGTACACCGCCTCCCCCGGAAGCCGCTTCATCCAGTCCACGTCGGAGGCCGCGCGCTTCGGCTTCAGCATGGCGGGTTTGTAGCTGTTCGTGGTGTAGCCGTCGCGGGCCATCACGGAGCCAGACTTCAATGGGGCCACGAACGGCGCCATCTTGCGGTTGCCCTTCACGATGTCGATATCCACATGCTCGGTGTTTACCGCGTCGCGATTCCGGAAGAACATATCCCGGATGAATGTCTGCGCCGGAAGCGCCGTTTTCAGCGCCGTCAGCATAGTGCGCGGATCATACAGATTGATTGCCATTTCAGCGCCTCCTATCGAACTTTCTTGAAGTAGATGCCGCGATCCCGTGCGGCGGCCTTGTACATGGCGGCGGTGTCCTCGTCCCGCCCGAAGATCAGCGCGTCCTCGTTGAACTCCCCGGTGAAGTAGGCGATACCCGCAGCATCGTCGTCCGTCGCGTCCACCGCGAAGGCGAGCACGGCCACCGGATCGGCGGAACCGTCCGTCGCGGTCGAATCGACCGCTTTGAACAGCCCGGAAGCCGCCGTTTCAGTCACTGTGATGTCGAAGCCGTCGCCTACTACGAAGGGCGTCCCCGACTCGACCATGACGAATTTCAGTTGATTCGCCACTGTGACGCCTGTTGTTCCGGGAACATCGAACACCTCAAGGACGCGGCCGTCGGGATTTTTCAGTTCAGCGAGGGCAAGGTGTCCGTGTACCGCCTGAACGCCCTCGCCTTCCTCCACGGCGGCGATCGCGGCGCGGACAACCCGCACCGTGTACACGCCGGCCGTCGCTCCTGCGAGGAGTGGAGTCTCGACGTCCAGCGTCAGCGTGCCGTCTCCGGTGTTCCCCTCTCCCTGGGCGGCGGCTTCCGCCTCGAGTTCTCCCTTGGTCGCGATCCCGAGCAAGGTTCCCCTGGCGAGAATCCCCTCGCCCTCGGCGATAATCACCTCGTCGTCCACGACGGGCATCTGGCTGCCAGCGAAAAGATTATCGGCCACGAGCACTCCGATCTGATTCTTGTCCGCCACTTACGCCACCCCCCTGACAGATGCTCTGGCGGTCGTCCGCGCATTGGGCGCGACTTCCTTCACCAGGCTCAAAAACGAATTCAGCTCCCGGTCCTGCTCGCCGGGCATGCCGTTCGGGTCCATCCCCCCGACCTTGTCGAGCTCCTTCGCATCCTCCCGACGCATATTCAGCGCCGAGTGTGTCCGCTGCGCCTTCAGTAGATCGATCGCGCAGTCCTGCGCCGTGGAAAACGTCTCGTATTTCGCCTTGGCGATGATTTCCTCGCACCCCGGCTGCGCCAGCTCGTCGAGCGACTTCAAACGAGCGCGCTCCTGATCGATTCCACCCTTGACACCTTCGGCTCTGCCTTCTTCAAGCACAGCCGCGTACACCTCGGGGAATTTCGCCTTAAGCTCTTCCAATTTCATCGATTCAACCTCCTTCTTCTCTCTATCCTTCCCCTGCGGGAAGAATGCCGTCACGTCGGCGCGCATCGCTTTCACGCGCTCCATGCTCGCTTTCGCCGTTCCAGCCGAAGTGCTCAGCGCGAAAAATCCATCCCGCACCGAAGCGGCCACCTCAACAGGCTCTCCGACCTCGTCGGCGAAACCGCTTTCGACGGCCTCTTCGCCCGTCATCCACGTCTCGGAATCCATCATTTCGAGGACCGTGCCCTCTTCGAGTCCGGTCCTAGCGACGTACACCCCGGCGATCTGGCCGCGCTGCTTGTCCAAAATCTCGGCGGTCTTGCGCATCTCCTCGCCGTCTCCCATGGAAAAGCTCCACGGGTTGTGAATCATCATCATCGCGTTGGCCGGGCAGACAATCTTGTCTCCCGCCATCGCCACCACCGACGCGATCGACGCCGCGATGCCGTCCACGATCACCGTCTTGCGCGCCTTCAGGCTCCGCAGATAGTTGTAGATCGCCATCCCGGCGAACACGTCCCCGCCGATGCTGTTGATTCGGACAACCAGCTCGCCTATCGCCCCCAGCGCCTTGATGTCGCGGATGAAGTCCTTCGAATTGTTCTCGCTCCACCATCCGTCGCCGATGTCGCCGTAGAGCAGCAGCTCGCCGACGTCATCGTCGGTCAACTGCGCCTTCCACCAACGTTCCATTACGCCTCACCTTCCCTTTCGCCGTCCCCGTCGCTCTCCGGAGCGGCAACGGGTTCCGAATACCCGGCGGAACTCAACTGCAGCTCCTTTTTCACCGCCTCCTCCTTCGCGCGAAGACGCACGTTCATCTCCCACTCTGATCCTGTCAGCTCCATCGCCTCTCTCGACTCCGAGGAAGCGTTAATCTTGATACGCTCCTTAGCCGCGTTGACCTCCTTCAGCGGATCGAGCTGTCCCTGCGCCGGGCCGTACCAGTCAACCCACGAGTAGCAGTAGGCCGCCATCGGGTCCTCGAAGAAGCCCGGCGCATCGATCCGCCCCTTCAGCACGGCCTCGCAGAGCCATTCAAAGAGGATCGGCTGGCAGAAATTCCCCGCGAACCATTCGCGCCATATCTTGAAGAGCTTCCACGCCTCAAGAAGCGCTCCCCGGCTCGCCGAGTACGACGACGTAAAGTTCAGCACCAGCAGCTCGTATGGAATTCCCAGCGCAGCCCCCACCTGACGGCAGACCGCCAGAACGAATGCGTCGAAGGCCTGATTCGGCCTTCCAGGAGTCGCGGCGTTGGCCTTCACCCCCGGAGGCAGATCGAACACCGATCCGTACCCCAGTTGAACCCGCCCGAGAAGATCCTCCTCGGCTCCTGATTCGTCCAGGGCATAGGACTCCTCGCCCAGCTCCATCTCCTTCGTGTCGTGCTCGAAGAAGATGCTGTACATCCCGTTGACCACGGAGGCCATTAATTCGGCGTCCGTATAGCGTCCAAGCTGTTTCAGCGTCTCGATCACCGGGGCGAGCAGAGGAACGCCTCTCGGCTGGTCCACGCGCTCCGGCCGCATCAAATGCAGCAAGTTCCGCCGGCCCGACTTCGCGCCGTAGAGCGGCACGCGGGCCCATTCAAGGCGCGGGAGGGTGAAGTCTTCCGCCTTCGGATGCCGATTCGCCACCCATGCGGCCACAGGCACGCCGTCGGGGTCCATCTCCATTCCCTCGCAAAGACGCACGCCCGTCGGCTTCCGATCCGGATCGCACACGCGATCCCCCTCGATCAGGCGCACGCGGAGGTCGTAGAGTCTTCCCGGGAGAGGCTTCATCGGCAGGGCGGCGAACACATCGCCGTTCATCAAAATTCCGAGGAAAGCCAGCGCCTGCATCTCGTAAAAGTTGCAGCGCCGCGAGATGTCACAGTCCTTCGATTCAGCCCAGTAGCCGAACTCGCGTTCGGCGTGGTCCTCCCATGAGTCCGCCTCCTCTTCGGACAAGCCCAGGTATTCGCGGTTGATGCTGAACTTCGGTTTCAGCCCCGGCCCCACTGAGGACGTGGCGATGCGCTCCACCGCCCCGCGCGCGAGGGGAACTCCGTAGTACTGATCCCTCGACCTCTCGCGAAGCAGCTCGAGATTCTGCCCGATATCCTCGTCCGGGCTCTTCGACGAGGATATCCACGAGACCATCGACGTCCTCTGGCGGCTCGCGCCGTGGTGCGAATATCCGGAGTTCAAAAACTCCCGCGTCTTCTCCAGAGCCTCCAGACGAACACGCGCTGCCTCCCTCTTCAGGGCCAACCCCGGCGCCACCGCACGGGCAATCTTTTCCAGCATCGCCATCACCAATCCTTCGGGACGATCACGCGCAGACGTCCCCGCACACGCGAGAGACGCGCGATCTCCCCCTCCAGCCTGGATATCTGCTTCTGCACGTCGGCCAGATTCGCCCGCGTCAGCTTCAACCCCTCCATCTCGTACGACTGGCTGGAAAGGATCGCCGCTTCCGCCCGACGATACATCTCCAGCCGCTCGTTCAACGTCGCCAGCTTTGCGGCAGCCATCGCACCACCTCCCTTCGGGGTACAAAAAAGGGGAGTGGCAAAATGCCACCCCCCTTTTATGGGCTTCATAAGAAACGACCGTCGGAAACACCCTCAGGAGCGCTCCTTTTTCAAAAGACGCCCACTTATACCTTTTCCCCAAGATCAAACGCGCAGCGGCCATTCTCGCGGGTCGGAAAATAGAGAGGACGCCCTGGGGAGCGCCCGTCAACCCACGGCAAGGTAGCGAATGCCCGGCACGGGGTTTTACTTCACTCCTCCGCTTAAAACACGGACGCCGCCCCTGCGTTTCTGCGTCGCCCGGTTCGGCGAAGGCCTTTCCGGTTGCGGCTCGGGCGGAGGCTGGGCGGGCGGTTCCTGCCGGAGTATCACCGGGCGCCCCTTCCGCTTCTTCGCCGCAGGCTTGCTCCCCTTCCGACTCACGATGCGTCGTTCCCGCCGCCGATCCAGATCCGGGTTCAGAATCTCAAGGGCCGCCGTCGCGTACACGCGCACGTCGAGCGGCTCGTTTCGCGCGCCGACGGTCCGCTTCACCCATCCGGCTTTCATCTTTCCGTTGACGCGCCGGATCACCAGCTTCTCCGAGACCAAGCCCTTGAAGTAGGGCAAATCGTACCCGCGATGATTCGTCTTCAGCTCCTTCGGCCAGTGGCAGTAGCCGGGACCGGGAGACCCAACCTTCAGGCGGGAGAATATGCTTCCCTTCAGAGCATCGACGCCCAGGCTGAAAAGCGCCACCCTGCGGCGGTTGCTGCGGCTGGGCTTGCTCACTCCCGGCTTGCCATGCACCGAAGAGCCCTTGATGGCGAAGATGTTTCGGCGCTCGCGGGGCTTCACGAATTTGTACACCTCGTCCGTGAAGTGACCTCCGGAGTCGATGCAAGTACACGCTATTCCGATCTGCTCTCCGTCCGCGTAGCTCCACAGCGAAAGCAGAAACTCGTCGAGGGCTTCCCAGACCAGCGACTGCCCCGGATCGCCGTAGAACACCCGGTAGCAGATCCCCCAGGACTCCTTGCGCGGCCCCCATCCGACGACCTCGGCTTCGAGGCGGTCGTCCTGAGTGTCCACTCCGCACGTGAGGATCAGCACGCCGTCCGGAACCTCCGCTTCGTACTCCTCGCGGTGTTCTTCGAGGTTCTCCACCTCGATGGCGTTGCCCGTTTCCTCCCAGGTCAACCCCAGAACGGTGTTCCACCACACCTTCATGGCGTCGTCGCCGTCCTTTTTGGCCTCCGTATAGGCGAAAACAAGCTCTCGCCACGACGTCCACGGGGAAGAAAAGGCGTTGATATGGAAGCCCCGGACGTGGTGCTCCTTGCGGGCCACCCATTGCCCCCGAGGCTGCATAGACTTCCACTCCTGTTCTCCGCTGTACTGACCGCACGACGGGCACTTCAGGCGGATATTTTCGAGGTCTTTATGGTCGAAATTCCCCCATTCGATGGGGTGCGCCTCCCCGCACTTGGGACAGGGGACATGCCACTGCTCCTTCGTGGAGGACTCGTACAGCTTTTCGATGCGGCTCAGGCCCTTCAGCGTCGGCGTGCTCACCTGGACGATTTTCCGGTTCCAGAAGTTCTGTGTCCGCTTGCGCGCCAGCAGAACGGGATCGCCTTCCGATCCAGCGGAGGCCGGATACCTGTCGATCTCGTCGAGCAGCAGCAGCCGGATCGGCTTCGACGCTAGCCCCGAAGGAGAGTTCGCCCCCCCGAGGAAGAGCTGCCCGCCGGGGAACTTCTTGTGCCGCAGCGTGTTGCCGCTGTCGCGGGAGCGAGGATCCTTCACCTTCACGGAAAGACACGGCGTGTCCCGGATCATCGGAGCGATACGGTCCTTGCTGTAGTCTTCCGCGTCGTCGATGGTCGGCTGCACCATCATCATGGGGCACGGGTCGATATCGATGTGCATTCCCAGCGTATTGTTAAGGATTTCGCTCTTTCCCACCTGGGCGGCGCTCATGATCACCACGTCCTGCTGCCTGGGATCGGAGATCGCATCCATAATCCCGCGCTGATACGGCGCTCTATCCGTCACCCACCGCCCCGGCTCGACGCTCGACTCCTGCGAAAGCCGACGCTCACGGTCCGCCCAGTCCGCCACCGAGATCTCCGGCGGCGGAGCCCAAAGGTGGTCATTCTTCGTCCACAGGAGCCATGCCCGATATTCGCTCCTTGGAGTATTCCGCAAGCTCATCGAGGGCCTCGTACACGGCTTTTTTCAGCGCCTCTTGAATGTCCGCGACCGTTTCCGCCTCGTACAGCACGGGGGCGAGTTTGGTCGGGATGGACAGCAGGCGCGACCGGCAGTTCACGACGCACTCCGTCCATACCGTCATCACGTCCTCGCTCTTATGCATTTCTCCTCTGAGCGCTGCCAACTCCAGCTCAGCCGTTTCTCGCTGGACCTTCGTGAGCAGCGCCCTCTCCCGTTGCAGATCCGGATCGCTCCCACTCTGCATCCTCTCCTGGAGGAACCGGATGTAACCCTGCACGGCCGGCGCCAAGCGAAATTCGCCAGGCCGAAGTCTCGGAATAACCTTCTCCTTGGCTAATTGCTGGACTCGCCTTTCCGACAACATGAGGATTTCGGCGATTGCTTTCGTAGAGTATGCTTTTTCTTCCTGGCTCTCAAGAAGTTGTCTTTCTAGCACAATTCACACCACCCATGCCACAAAGCCAGTATTTGCGGGAGTAATCGGCACCTCTGGGAATATGTAACCTCAGTTCAAAAAACCCATTTCGTTTTTTAGTAGCCCCATTTGACTGGCCTCATGCCTTTGGTCAAACGCAAGAAACGAAACCGTACAATTCTGGCGCTAGCCGGAAACCGGGGTCAGCGGGCCGACCGCAAGGCCGCCCCCCCGTGGGAGGACCCGCGAAAGCCCGCCGATACTGGCTTTGTGGCACCAAAAACGACAATGTTACTAACGCTACATCTTTAACATTTTTGGAAGCGTGATAGGCCCAGTAGGCATCAGGCTTCGCGAAATTGTTCGAAATCCAAGACAAGGCAAAACCGTCTGCCGCGTCAAAGCCTATGGACAACCCCAAAAACCCCAGATATAAGCGAACCATTTTCAATCTTATCGAATTTCGAGCGATAACTATGAGATAGCAAGAATGGCCTCGTCCATATCGTCGCGAGTTATCCCGATATAGGACAGCGTCACCTCTGGGCTACTGTGGTTTAACAATTTCTGAATCAGCTCGATGCTCGTCCCGTTTTGGTAGAGGGAATAGCCAAACGTCTTTCTGAGCGAGTGCGTCCCAACTCGGTACGATATCCCACAGGCATCTGCAGCGACACGCAAAACCCTCCAGGCGTGTTGAGACGTGATCCGATATTCCCCCCTGCGGTTCGGCTTCTGCGATTTAAATAGAGCCTCGACAAGAAGGGCCCGCTTTGATCCTGCTTCGGCTTTTCGGTAGCGGAAATATCTCGACAGAGCTCGCTTTGCTGTCGGATGGATAAGCATGTCAACCGTCTTTCCCGTTTTTCTCTCGACGATTTCCATCCTGTCTTTCACGCACAATCTCCCACGTCGGTCGATGTAGGCCACGTCTGCCACATTAAGCCCCACGAGGTCGCATATCCTTCGTCCCGTATGGATGCCGAAAATAAATAGGGCATAATCCCTTGGGCTCCGCCTATATAGATAGCTGCCCATTGCCTTGCGATCAGACTGGCTCCGCAGCGGCTGTGTTGTTCGATTGATCTTTTTTGCCATGCGAATCATCCTCAGAGAGAAGTACACAAAAAGGCCCCGGGGATGAAAGGTTCCCCGGGGCCGCTCTTTCGAGGGGCATCTGTCCCTCGTCGGCGGCGGAGGCCCGATGCTCGGTCCCCCAACTTGCGCCACACTATAAGCATAAAGCCTTTTGCCAGGCTAGCAATACGGTTAACGATACGGACATCGATCCGGCCAGCGATACGGTTATCGACCGCAGGTTTTCAGGATTTCAGCCCTGCCCGGAGCTCGAAGCAGGACACCGATGGCGCCCTCAAGATGCACTCAGCCAACAGATGCGGGAAATCGCGCCTACGCCGCCAGACCGTATCCCTATGGACCCCGTGGCGGTGCGCCACCATCTCCAACCGGCTGACATCGACCCGCGAGAAATCACCGGGCCCGACAAACGCGACATGGTCGACGACGATGGCCCAGGTCGACGGGTAAAACCTCGCCCAATCCCGAGTCGTCGCGGCAATGTGATCCCACCCCCCGGCAGCATCGACAACAGCGTCAAACCGCTCCCCGGCCAATAGAATTCGTTCGGCCTCGGGGATGGCGAGACCCCCGTCGACGCGAACCCCCACGTCGCCGCCATTCCCAGACAGCATGGCTTTGACGTCTCCGGCCCTTGGAGGATCGACATCCCCCAGGAGCACGCGTAGCCCCTGAGGGTGACGGTCCAAAAGCAGCTCAATGAGTTCGGCTAATTGCCGCTGCAACGTCCATGCCGTCATTGTCGACCTCCCTGAAAACAATCAGACTCGACCTAATGTGGTCAGAATTCTCTTGTCGAACGTCTTCCGGTCCTTGAACTCCTCCCGCTTGCCCTTGTTCCACTGCGAGATGGGGGTAAGGAAGCCGACCACCCTTGAAAAAATTTCGCAACGGGTACGCTGTTTTGCGCCATTGTTTTTATCCATTACACAAAAGTTCCTCTCCGTATTCGTCTAGAAGCTCAAAGTACCGATTGATTCTGTCATAGACGGCGGTAGGCGTGATTCCTAACATTTTTGCAATTTGCCGCCCGGAAAAGTCGCTGCAATACAAGTCTCGCGCTTCCTTGCATTTCAGGAAATAGTTTCTGTTTCGCACTTCTTTCGCGCGGTCAAGCGTTTTTGCCCACTTGACATCTCGATCACGGGACATCCCCGCATTCCAAGTCCTTCGGTGCTTAGCGTGAATGCGGTTATGCTCTTTTTGCGTTATGGCTTCCAAATTCTCCGGGCGATTGTCTTTCTTGTTTCCGTTTTTGTGATGAATGATGTACCCCTGGGGAATGGCTCCATAATGCTCCTCGTATACCAATCGGTGAAGCTGGCAATTCTTTCCGTCTCTCTCTTTTCGCTTATATCGCGCTCTCCCCGTCGTATAAACGAATCTCCCTGTATCCTTGTCCCGGACAGCGCGGGTGCGCTTCTTCTCGGTGATCATTCCTCACCCCTCGCTTTCCTAATCGTCTCGTCCAGTCGCTTCACGACCCCCAGCGGGACATCGTACTCGCTCCAGTACTCGGCGCATTCCCGGAGCTCCAGGAGCATCTCCAGCATCTTAGGGGCGGCCTCAATCAGCCAACGGTCAGTGGCCCGAACTTCAGTTACGCCGTGAAAAAAATACCCAACCTCGCCCGTCTCCTCGTCGAAAACGGCTTTAGAAACTTTCCACGGTCCCGGCGTATGGCTCATTCGCTCTCCCCCTCTTCTACCACGCGAAAGGTCCTGCTCACGCTTCCGTACGACCACCGGTAGATCAGGGGCCGCCAGTGATGCTTCCGATAAAGGGCATACCGCGTCTTGTCGTCACCCGGACCGTTCAGGCCCGTCGTACAGGTCGGGCCTTTCAGCATCGCCCTGGCCCTCCACATCGAGGGGGCCAGGCCCCGTATCCAGGCCAAGAGCACCCAAAAGCCATATGCCACCCGTCTCATTCGCCCCACCCCCTCGGGGCAAACCCTAAGCGATCTGCCAACCAAGCCCCGACCATAGTCGTGAATCCAACCAGCAGCGGTACGAATAGGATCACTCCGACAAGAGATATCGCCCGCAAGGCCAGCGGCCACGCCTGCCACTCAGTCACTCTGATTCCCCCTCCCCAAACAACCCCAGCTGCCTCGGCCGACTCGGATCGACCGAGTCCAGCATGCGGTTAAGCTCTGCAGCCCCGGGAACGTTGGCCGGCCAGCCCTGCGCGCTGCGCGCCGCCCAGGCACGCATATAGTCGATGCAGCCCTGTATCGCCGCATCCCGGGTGGGATAGAGATCACCCGCGACGAGGGGACCGCCGCTCGCCCCGCCAGCCCCGGTGTGCAGGCCTTTGATGTAGTTGTCATGCCCCCACCGCCACTTCTTGTCAGCCCCGTGAGCCAGCAGGATGGTTGCCACCACCATCCGACCTTCGAGGCGTATCGACTCCACCCCTTCGACATACACTCCGTGCTCGTTGGCCGTGGCGATCATCCCACCAGCTCCCGGCGCAGCCTGGACAACGGACAACCTGATAGCCCTAGCGCCCACTTGAGCTGGCTGGCCAGGTACAACGCCCGCCCTCGACCGCACCCCAGCTCAGCCGCGACGGCCTCAATCGTGCCCTGTTCGGCCAGGATATCTGCGACGCGGAGCTCTGTCGGCGTCAATCGCCCCCACCGCGCCAACTGCCTGTCCCGGGAAATCCGTATCACCGACTGTCACCTCCAGTCGTCGAATTTTGTCGCTCCAGGCCGCTTCGATCTGCGGCCCCAGCTCCGGGCCGCAGATCCGTCTGATCTGCTCCAGGCAAATCTCGACATCGGCGATCTCCTCGGCCACCTCCTCGAGCGGAGCCCGCCCCCTCCTGTAGTGCGACAGGGCCACGGCCAGCTCGTTCAGCTCCTCGATGGCCTGATCTATCTGATTTCGCTCGCCATAACGGGCAATCGCCGCATCGAGGATCTTCACAGCAACCTCCCCTGGGCTCGCTCAAGCTCCTCAGCCCGCCGCGCCAATTCGGCGTCAATCTGCGCGATCCAGCGTTTGTTCCGGGTTTTCACCGAGCCGAGCGGGGATCTCTCGGCCTCGTACTCAAGCTCTTTCCGCTTGGCAAGCAGCTCCGATTTCGGTCGTTCTTTCATTCGACACCTCAAAATGGAGCATCTGACATCTCGGGTTCATGGGCTCCGACATCCATCGGCTCGTCTTCGGCCGGAAATTCTTCGTCGCGATCCCGGCGCCCGTTGCCCATGCCCAAGAAAATGACCTTCGATGCCACAATCTCCGTCATCCATCGAGTCTGCCCCGTTTGGCGATCCTCAAATCGCTGGGAACTATAGCGCCCTTCCACGTAAACCGGAGACCCTTTGTGTAGGTATTTCGAACAGTTCTCCGCCATCGGGCCCCAGACGATCACCGGGATAAAATCGGCGATGTTGTCCCACGTCCCGTCCTGCTTCTTTATGGGGCGGTTCGCCGCAATCGTCATGCGACAGAAAGGCTTATTGCCGTAGCTGTAGCGGACCTCCAGGTCTTTTGTCAGATTCCCCATGCCGACAAAATGATTGACACCTCTCATCGCCCACCTCCGGCCACAAGGGCCTCCATTTTCCGGTCAAAAACCGCCAGGCGGCGGCTGATCTGGCTTGGCCGGTACCCCAGCTCGGAAGCAAGCGCCCAAATAGCTTCTGGCGAGGCCTCGACGAAGCGCCAGCGAGTCCCGTCAAAACACTCCACCCGCCCGATCTCGCTGGCCACCGACGGATCGCCGCCCTCAAAGCGGAGATCCCCGACGGAAACGGGGATCTCGACGTCTTCTGACGCCAAGAAAAACTCGCTCCATCCAGCCTCGTACTCGCGAACGACAAGCACCAAAAACGGCACCCCCTAAAAAGCCGAAGCCTCATAAATCGGCGTCGATTTCTTTACCCGCTGCACCTGCTTCGCGTGGCCAGAGAAAGAAATCGATCGACCGTCATAGGCCAGGGCAAAAGCCCGGCCAGCCACACCGCGCCTTGTCTTCGTCACTGCGGCAACAATGGGGCGTTTGGACGTCGGCATGGCCTCATCAAGGGCGTCCTTCACCAGCTCGACCTCGACATCCACTGTCTCTTCGACGATGCCGCCGCCTTTGGCATGGCCTCCGTGATCGCCCGTCCTTGCAGCCGCCTTGCTGGCTCGCCCCATCTGCGACAACCAAATCGACGAGATCTTGAAATCCGTAGCCATCGCGTGCAACGCCGGCACAACCTCCTGGGTTCGCTCGAGATCGCTCGAAAGAAAGCGCCCGCCTGCGGATTGAATCTTGGTCAGATAATCCAGAATCAGCACATTAGGCATCTCGGCCTCGATCGAAGCGACTATGTGCTCGAGCGTAATGTAGCGAGCCCCCTTCGGCTTTCCCACAATACGAAAGCGTCCGGCGTCTCGATTTCGGATATCCGCTAGGGCTCGCTGAAAAAGCTCTGACCGCCCCCGGATATGGCTGCGCACTTCGCTCTCGGACATCTGTAGCTCGCGCATCAGGCGCCGCACGAGAACCTTCTCGGGAGGCATGTCCAGCGATAAAAACAGTACCCGCAACTCTGTCTCAGTCAGAATCGTCTCCGCCGCATGTAGTGCCAGAGCCGTCTTCATCGACCCTTCAGCCCCTACTAGGCTCATACACTCTCCCGGCAAAAGCCCGCCAAGTTCCTCGTCGAGGGCGTCAATGCCTAACTGGACGAGGTTCTGGGCATCAAAGCTGTCGACCTCGGAAATCAGCGAATGCCAGCCCAAGTCGGGATCCGAGTCGGGATAGTCTTTGTGCCTCACTAAAAACTGCGAACGTCGAAATGTCTCTGCGGCAATCTCCGCCATGCGTCGTTCCGTCAACGGAGAGCCAACCTCGGCGTTTCGGTCTCTCAGTAGCCGCAACAACTCCGGTACCGACCATCCCCGCTCAGCCAAAAGCAACGAATCGGCGTAGAGGATATCCTCGGCGGCGCCGGGCCCCTCTTGGGCCATTAATTTACGCAACACATCGGCCGAAACGACCGCGGCCTCTCTATCCATTGGCCGCACCGCCTTCGATCAGGCGAAACATCGGACGCGATTCCGGCACTTTCGAATCCTCCGGCGGGGAATCGAAATCCACTGCCCTGATCCATGACCCCGGCAGGGGGATGTATTTAACATCCTCCCTCTCCGCGAACTCATCCAGCGCTGCCCAAAGATGCTCCTGGAGATTGCGCCATCGTCGCTCCTTCTCCTTCGGCCTCTGGCGAAAAGGGAACACCTGGCGAAACGCCTTCAGGGCATCGGCTTTTTTATCTTTGCGCGGATAGCGCGCCCAGAAAGTGCGTTCGAATGATTCTTTTGTCCCGTTCTCCCAGACCTTACGGGCCTCCTTTTCGTCTCCAAAACTCTCATGATCTCTCCCTCCTCGGGGAGATGGGTCAGCGTCGCGTCCGGCGCCAGCCGGACAAGAGACCTTGACTTTAGGTTCTAGAGAAGGGGAAGGAGAAGGGGAAGGTACTGCCATCTCCTGACATCTCTTGGCGTCAGCTGATGTCAGCTGACAATCTCTGCTGGCAGGTTTGTCAACTGACTTTTCGCTCCTTCGCGTCATGTCAGCTGTCATCATGGCTTCGTCTGCGTCCCACACTCCTTCCGGGGGAGGCGGGATGGACGACGAAGCCGTCGAGCGCTTTGTTCCCTTGAGGTAGACTTGATATTTGAGCCATGTCTTTGGTTGGATGGCTCCGTAGCGCACGCCATCGACCTCGTAGACGAAGAGCAGCCCCCGGGAGGCAAAGGCCTCAATGGCCCTCTCTATGTCGGCGGGCGAAAAGGGGAAGGCGGGGAACAGCTTCAGTTTGATCCGGGTTGCGTGCATTTCGGCCCGCCCCCAGTCGTCGAAGAGCAGCAGGAACCAGGGCCACATTAGAGCAGACTGGGGGTCCTCCGAGGCGATCTCCGCCAGTCTCTCGTCAACTGAAATTTCCGACGTGACGTAGCGCTTCCTTGCCACATTTAGCCTCCTC